CCCTACCCCTAATCCAGCACCTACACCTGAGCCTGTTAAAATGGGCGAAGTTAAAACTAAGGAAGGTACTATTATTAAGTGGGAGGGAGATCAGCCTTATGCCGTTGGCACTATGCTAATGGTAATTGACCCAGCCAATCCTAATGGATTCCTACCCGCTCCTGATGGAGAGGTGATTCTCGAAGATGGAACTGTCCTCATGATTGAGGGTGGAGCTATTAAAGAGATCAAACCCGTTACCCCTGCTGTGCCTGAAGTTCCGGCTATGCCTGACATGAGCAAACAATTTGCTGAAGTAGAGGCTAAGTTCTCAGCTCTTAAGAAAGAGAAGGAAGATTCAGTAAGTGAGCTAAAAGCAGAAATCGAAAATTTAAGAGGCACTGTGAAACAGTTGTTCTCTATTCTTGGCGAAGCTATGGAAGCTCCAACCGCAGAACCACAGGAAGAACCTAAAAACATTGACTTTTCAAAACTAAGCAAGTCTGAAAGGTCATACTACAACCTAACAGGAACACTATTAAAATAACCAAAAAAATAAAGTAAAAAATGGCATACGACGCATCAGCGTTACCAGCTTATACCAAGCAAGACGCATCAAAAGTAATCTTTGAAAAACTATTCAAAGAAATTCCTCTGTATAAATATGCAGGGTTACAAACAGGCATTAAGACTGCCGAAACAATCAATATTGTATCAACTCGTCCAGAGATTCAAACTTGGGCTTGTTCATTCAATGCTTCTGGAAGCACAACCTTTACCCAACGTAGTATCACGGTAGGGAAGAGTAGGGCACAAATGAAGTGGTGTGAAGATGATTTAGAGACTAAATTCACCTCTGAAGCTCTTAAGGCTGGTGGAGACTACACCTCTCTAACTTACAACACTCAAATCATTGACGATACTATGCAGCATGTTAAGACCCAAATTAACGAGGCTTTGTGGTTGGGTGATACTGCTTCAGGAGATCAAAACCTTAAACAGTTCGACGGTCTTGTTAAGATTATCGGAGCTGCTTCTATCGGTGGTACTTACTCAGGTACTGCATGGTCACAAGCTAACAGCCGTACTGTAATGACTGGTCTTGCTGCTTTGGTTGTTGCTAATAAAGATGTCTGGATGGGTGGAAACAACAAAGAGCTTAAGTTCTTCTGCGCTCCTGCTGTTAAACAAGCTTACATCTGGAAATTAGTATCTGACAATCTTTACCACTACAACCCATCTGCTGAAGATGCTAAATTGTTCGTAGAAGGTACTAACATTGAGATCGTAGCTGACCCAGGATTGGCCGGAACTAACTACATCTATGCTATCGAAGGAGATAACATCGTTATCGGTACTGACTTAGCTAACGAAGAAGAGAAGTACAAAGTTTGGTTCTCTGATGATAACCAAGAGCTTCGTTTCTCTGCTAAGTGGAAGTGTGGGGTACAAGTTGCGTTCCCTTCACGTATCTACAAGTATCTAGGAGTATAATAATTAAGGGGGTGTAATAGCCCCCTTTATAAACCTTTTAAAAACTAAATAATGGCTTTAACAAGTTGTGCCATAAACCAATCATACACCAAAGACTGCCGAGATTCAATCGGGGGTATTAAGACGGTATATCTAACTGAATTATATAACCAAGCTACATTGGTTTATTCTTCAGGAGTTATTACCGGCTTTACCCTTAACTCAGGTAAGAAGTTTTGGACTGTTGAATTGGAACAGGCAACCGCTACGGCCTCTGACAATCCTAAACCAAACGCTGCCAATGGTTCTTTATACTATGAGCATACGTTGAACTTTATGATTCCAAAGAGAAGCGGTAATATAAATACCTTTATTAAGACCTTAGCTGTTAACGACTTAATGGCGATTGTTTTAGACCAAAACGGAGACTATTGGTTGCTAGGACACTCAAACGGTCTTAAAATGCAAGACGGCTCTACAGGGGCTTTTGGAACTGCAATGGCCGATATGAACGGCTTTAATCTTACATTCTTAGGGATGGAGACTTTGTACGCTCTTAAAGTACCTTCTAACCTGATTGCTACACTAACTAGTCCTGCATAAGGAATAGTCCATGTCTGCTAAAAGAGGGTAACCCCGTAAGGTTGCCCTTTTTTTATTTAAAAACATTAAGGAATTGATATATAATAGTATGAAGCTAGTAGATGGGGCTAATACGGTTCGGGTGATTTTGGCAGACAAAGCCACTTTAACAAGCCCTGTCTATATTATCCTTTTTGTTAACGATAACACGGGAGAGAAGTATATGTGTACCACTTCTTACACTACAGTAGAGGATGAGTTACAGCAATTCACCATCACGGTAACCGACCCTGCCACATGGACAAGTGGACAAGTAGCTTTAGGTAAATTAGGGTTCTATCATTACTACGTTTATGAAAGGGCTAATTTAACGGGTCTGGTTTATAACACGATCATCGCTGCCGATATCAGCACTTATGTACCGACATACTTTACTTCCGAGGTGGCCTGTGGTAAAATGGAGTATCAGGATGCCACACAGCCAACACTTAACATATACAAAAATACCGTTTCATCGGTTAAAGCATACGGAGACTAATGGATATAGACGATATAAAAAATAACAATACAAGGTTTTTAAAGGTAGAATTAAGCGGTTACACTTCACCTGTGTTCGTAGATAACTCAAATAAAGATTGGGTAAGCTACGGCAAGTGGAACGAGTACCCGTACTTTCTAATTAACCTAATGAACAAACACCCTGAACACGGGGCAATAGTTAGGGGAAAGAGTGCGTATGTCTTTGGTAAGGGTTTGTCTTTAGCTGAGGATGCTGGATTTTTAGACAGGGCTAAGGGAGAGAAATTCCTTGAAAGTGCTAATAGATACGAAACCTGGGACGAGGTCTTAAAAAAGACCACAGTACAATATCAGTTATATAATGGGTGGGCTTGGCAAATAGTATGGAGGAATGACAAAAGGACTTTTGAGGTATTTCATATTGAATTTGGAAAGCTAAGAAGGAGCAAGGATAAAAGGAAAGTTTATTACTGTGATGCGTGGATGATTGAAGAGAACGGTAAGTACGTGCCTAATCCTCATCCAGAAAAAGACCCTTCTTATAAGTGTTTTAATATCTTTAATCCTAATGTAAAGACAGGAACACAAATATTCTACTATATAGACGATGTACCTAATGTACTCCCTAATGGGGATTTGTACCCATTGCCAGAGTATGAGAGTGCTATCTTACAGATTGAGACGGATATTGAGATTTCCAAACTTAGATACAATTATGCTAAGTGGGGGATGTTTGCGCAGTCGCTTTTAAGTTTCTTCAATGGTGAGCCGGATGCTAAGGAAAAGAAAGCCATTAAAAAGATGTTCGATAGAACCTATGGAGGTTCTGAGAATGCAGGGTCTATTATATTCTCTTTTAACGATAAAGGGGGCACAGCCCCGACCCTGACCACATTAACACAGTCTGACCTAGATAAGGTGTTTATGGACACCCGTAAAGAATGTCAGGATAAGATATTTTCAGCCCATTTAACAGCTCCCGTGTTGTTTGGTATAAAGACAGAAGGTTCTCTATCTGATACATCAGGACAGGCCATTTTAAAGGAATGGGACAAGTTCGTTAAGACCTATATCGAATACAGACAGGCTAATTTAGTTAAACAGATTCAGAACCTAGCTACTGTTCAACAGGTCAATTTAGAGGGTCTTTATATTAAACAAACTACACCTGTGGGTCTTGACTTACCATCAGACCCTAATATACTAGCTCTTTTCAATGATGCTACTAAACGTAAATACTTTGCTGCCAAATACGGTATTGAGGTAATCGAAGAAGAGCAAGTTAGTGCTGACCCTTCAGTACCTGCGGTGGTGAATGAGAATCTTAAGAAATTAAGCGGTAGGGATTGGCAACACATTAAGCGATTAGTAAGGGAGGTTAGCAACGGCAAGACATCTAAGGACGTAGCTAGTATGATGCTAAAGAACGGCTACGCTTTGACCGATCAGGACATCGAGGTATTATTTAAGCCTAATTTGAACTTCTCTAAATTCACAATAGAGAAAAATCTAGTTAAGGACGTTTTACTAGCGTTTGCTAATTGTGCAATAGATGACGACCCAGAAGACGAGACGGTGAGTGAAGAAATGGTGTCTCATGGCTTTGCAGAGCTTCCATACGGGGCTAATGGAGTTTTAGACATTCTAAAAGGAAACCCATTAACTACTCCTGAGCAAATCGCTAAGCAAACAGGCATGACACCCGAAGAGGTACAGAATATATTAAACGCTCTAACAACTGCCGGATTAATAACCGCAGTGGGAGCTTTGATAGAACTTACCCCTAAAGCCATAGCCAAACCAACAGAACCACTCGACCAGGTAGAGACTTATTCAGTCTATAAATATGTGACCCGTAATGATGTGCCAGATACTAAAACGTCAAGCAGGGACTTTTGCAAGGAAATGCTAAGAATGTCCAACGAGGGTAAGAGATGGACTAGGGAGGCTATTGATAATCTATCTAATGGGTTTGGGTTTGATGTTTGGACATTTAGAGGTGGTTGGTACACCAATCCCGACGATGGGGAAACTACTAAATTTTGCAGGCACGTATTTCAGAGAGTTACTAAAGTTAGAAGGAAGAAAAAGTAATGGCTACAATTAATTTAATAGTAGGTGAGAATTATCTAAAGTCTGTTTCTATTATCAATGATAATGCAGACATGAAGGTAATCACCCCTACCATACAATACGTTCAACAGGCTTACATAGAGGATTTGTTAGGCACTCAATTATATAATCAGATTCTAAGTCAGATTAGCTCTAATACGGTGAGTGCTAATAATCAGACCTTACTTGATAATTACGTAATCCCTTGTATGCACTATTATATCTTAAGTGAATGTACGCCTGTGTTTAAGTACAGATACATGAACAAGGGGGTAATGGTTAAGAGTTCAGAGAACAGTCAGCCAGCCAGTTTAGAAGAGATCGAGTTCTTAATGGACAAGTGGAAGAATCAGGCTGAGAAGTTAGCGGAAAAGTGTACTAAGTACCTATGTGCTAATACCAATACTTATACTCTTTATACAGCCAATACAGAGAGTTATGAATCACAGCCTAATAAGAATAACTATACCAACGGATTATACTTTAATGAGAATTATAGGGATTGTAGTTTAGATAATATAGATGAGTAATTCAGTAAATAAAGGGAATTTAAAAAAACTATTAGAGTTCGAGAAAAAACGTGCTAAGTCTAAGCAAGATAATAACAATACTGGAAGACCTACAAACGGGGAGCAGTCAGCTAAGTAGCGGAAGTTTCTACTTTGGTGACCCCTGGGAGTTCGGAGCTTCTAACAGGATTCAATACCCTTTTGTTGGGTGTAGGTTAATCTCTTCCAATATTAACGGAAAGATAATGACCACTTCATTAAATCTATTCTTTTGTGATTTAGTCCACAAGGATGAGAGTAACGAAAGCCAAGTATTGTCTGACATGACACGGGCTTCATATAGATTTTATGCAGAGCTTAAAAAAGAATTAGAGGATAACTACACAGCCACAATTAATGCCACATCAAGTATAACACCTTTTACTGAGAGGTTTGATGATGAGGTTAGCGGAGTGGAGGTGAATATAAACATAGAACAGTTTTACGATAGATCAACTTGTGAATAAACTAAATAAAAAATAAAAATATGGAAGCTGCCAGAATAACAGCCGATGGAGGTTGTAAATTTATTGATAGTGCCTCTACTTCAGTAGGTGCTTATTGTTTTGTAGTTAATTCAGACTGTGTGTTAACCACTCTTTCAGGTGGTACTTCGCCCTCTGCAACGTCTACTAACTTTATAACTACTATTGGATTAAGTGGTAAAACCCTAAAACAAGGGACATTGATTTTTGCCCCTGAAGGGTATTTGTTCAACTCTATAACCCCGTCTAGTGGGTCTGTGATTGCTTATAAATTAGAAGCCGATATACTGTAATGCCGGGAATAGGTTTAGGGATAAGTCCTTGTTTAAAGCGTGGGAAAAATCATTCACCTGTTGTTTACGGTCAGGTGTTTGCTGATGACTTTAATTCCTCTAATTGGACAGAAGAAGGAACAGGAGCTACGATAACTTATAACGCTAATAATATTCAGTACAATAGAGCAACTGGAAGTTTTGAAAGCCTTATAAGGTATAACCAATGGACTTTTCAAACTGAGAACTTCACCATTAGGGCAGTTGTAACGGTTTCTGTATCTGCCAATGATGTTCTGTTTGGAATAGGAGTTAGGGGTGTTTCCACGTTCTCATCAAAGCCTTCTTTTAGTTGTGCCTTGTGGACTTCTAATGATTCTTATAAAGGATATCATGAGATTTACTGTAATGATCCATCAAGCGGTGTTCCTGTTGCTGATAGTGGAGCTGGGAGATTGACTTTATCAAATGGCGATCAGGTTGAATGTTTAATAACTTTCAATGAAGATACTATTACGTTCACTACTAACAATCTTACACAGGGTGGAACAATGACCACTACTTATACTAATAGTACTGGACTTGTTGACCCAGGTGCGGTAGGAACTATTTACCCTAATGTTAGTCAGGTGTGTATGTGGAATTACAAAGGGAATTACACTCTTAATTCTATTAAGCTAACCGATAACGAGTATAAGTACGGATGGCTTACAATCTTTGGAGATTCAAAGAGTGAAGGTTATTATGTAAGCACATTTGCAAATAGATTTGCTGACCAAATAGCCTCAACGAGAAATAAGATTGTACAGGTATCTTCAGGTTCTGGGAACGTTACTCAGGACTTACTTAATGCTTTGCCTGAAACATTAGCTAAAAGACCTGAGAATGTAATTATATTTATTGGAAGGAATGACTTAGCGTATTCGGTTCCTTCAGGAACTTGGCAGGCTAATTATGCTAGTATAGTAAGTCAATTACAGGGGGCAGGAATTACGGTATGGCATCAATTACCTGTAAGTGAAACACCTATTAATCAATCGGCTTTAAGTACATGGATTAGTTCTACTTATGCTAGTAGGGTAATACCTGAACCTTCAGGATGGACAATCGGTACTGATTGTTCTGCTGATACTATACATTTTAGTGTAGCTGGTTCAAATAAAATTAGGGACAATATACTTACTTATTTATGAAACTAGATAGCTTAACTTTTACTACAACTGACATGGTTAAACTAATCGGATTTACTTTAACCATAGCTTCAATGTGGTATGACCTGAAGTCAGATATGAAAGTTCATATAGCCGAACACGCTCTGTTAGAGTGGAGGATGAAGAAGTTAGAGAATCCAGGTGTGGCAGAAGTCCCAAAACAGCATTTAGCTATATTACCAAGTGAAACAAAGATAAGAGATGATAAGTAAACATATATCTGAATACGAGGCTACGTTCTCGGCTACAGCTAAAAGGCTAGGAATAGAGAATATACCTAATGAAACGGAGTTAGCTAGTATGCGTTTAGTGGCTGAGAAATGCTTTGAGCCTTTAAGAGAGTGGTATGGTAAGCCTATAAAGATTAATTCTTTCTTTAGGGGTAAAGCTTTAAACGAAGCTGTTAAAGGTTCACTAACCTCACAGCATTGTAAGGGGGAGGCTATTGATATGTCAGCAGGGAGTAAAGAAGAGAATAAAAAGCTTTACGAGTGGGCTAAAGCTAATTTAATCTTTGACCAACTTATTTACGAATACGGAGATGATACAGGCCCCGATTGGGTTCACATCTCATTCTCTAAAGCAGGAAATAGAAACCAAACATTAAGGATAAAATAAAAAGACACCCCTAAGCGTCCTGTTCTAATGGGAAGGGGGGATGTCGTACACTCAAATATAATCAATAATTATGCCGTTACCAAATTTTATAAAGAACGTATTTAGTGGGGGTGCTTCTGAGCTTGTTAAAAACGTAGACAAGCTAGTGGATAATCTAACACTAAGCAAAGAAGAGAAGGAACAGTTTAAAACCGATCTAATAAGGATTCAAAACGAACATGAGGAGAAAATGGCCTCCATTGCTCAGAGTGAACTAGACAGCCAATTAAAGGACGTTCAGGGGGCTAGGGATGCAAATGTTAAAATCCAAGAATCGGACAAGGCTAGTTGGTTATCCAAGAACATAGCTTATTGCATAGATGCGTTTGTAGTCTTATTATGGGGTGTTTTAACGCTTTATCTAATAGGCACAGCCCTAAAGATAGTAAAGACTTCAAGTGTTGATTTAACTGGTATTTATGGCCTTTACGCTGCCGTTACAGGGGTGGCTATGACTATTATCAACTTCCATCGTGGGTCTTCTGTTGGCTCTAAAGCTAATGGCGAAACGATTAGGAAGATGTTAGATAAATAGTTATATTTGCCTTAAGGCATGGCAAAAAATGAAATTACAAAAAAGTATCTCGAAAAGTACGGAGATACTCTAACAAAATTACAGATAGCTAAACTCCTTTTAAAGGATGGGCATTTTAAAAACCTAAACTCCGCAAGAGGCTCTGTGAAGTATTACACAGGTAGCAACGGAGAATCCAGCCGGAAAGAATTAAGGGATAAGACCTATCTAAGGAAACTAACTTACAACACGGTAAAAGCCGAATACAGACAGGAAGAAGTTTATGGCAGGATTCTAATTCTTGACATTGAAACAGCCCCTTTATTAGCTAATATTTGGGGGATATGGAATCAGAACATAAGCACAGAGAATATTAGATCGGATTGGTTTATTCTTACATGGGCTGCTAAATGGCTGTTCGATACTAAGGTTTATTCAGCAAGAGTTACCCCTAAAGAAGCGCAGTCTAATAATGACAAAAGGATAGTTAAATCACTATTAGATATGCTCAACGATGCTGATATAGTCGTAACCCACAACGGGGACAGGTTCGACCTTCCAAGAATCAATACAAGGGCTTTAATACACGGTTTAAACCCTCCACTTCCGTATATATCAATAGACACCTTAAAGAGTGCTAAGAAGCATTTTAACTTCACTTCTAACAAACTAGACTATATAAATAAGGTTCTTAAATTACCTCAAAAAACCCACACCGACATGGAGCTATGGAGGGGGTGCTTTAATGGCGATGAATCAGCCTTAAAGAAGATGGAGAAATATAACATTAACGATGTCAGAATACACGAACAGACCTATTTAACCATGAGGCCTTTTATTAAACCTCACCCGAATATCGGACTTCATATCTTAGATGATAAGGAAAGATGCCCTACCTGTGGAGGCTCAGAGTTAACAATGATGGGCAAACTATACCACACTACTATGAATGTCTATGAGATGTTCAGGTGTAAATGTGGGGCTACTGGAAGGAAAAGAAAGGCCACAAAGCGATCAGGTAAACTATTAAGCTCAACACCAAGATGATATTTTTTGAAGTAGAAATTATTTACCCCGTTACCTCTTCTCTATTAGATGAAGAAGTGGATGAAGTGGACAGAATGAGAAACGAGTTAAAAGATGACTTTATGATAGGTACTGGATATTGGGACTTAACCCAAGACCCCATCGCCAGGATAGAGCCTAAATGTATCATCCCAAAGGGAAGGACAAATAAGAAGCATTTTAGTGAGGTGGTGTTTTTAAGTGGGAATGTAACATACTGTAATCTTAAGCCGGAAGAGCTTAAAAAGAAGCTAGATGATTTCAAGGAGGGATAGGCGTGTTAAATATGTGCCTATATGCTAGTTAGCAGCAACCCTAAAAGAGCCTCGTCTGTGCCGACTGTTCCTGAAAGTGTTTAACTGCATTATTGTAATAAGTTTCGTTTATTTCTATTCCGACAAATGAAAACTTTTCTTCCCACGCTGCAACGGCACTATTACCGCTACCTAAATGAGTGTCAAGTATCGTTTGCCCTTCTGTTGCAAATTTGCTTAAAATCCACTTGTAAAGCTGTTTAGGCTTCTGTGTTGGGTGTATTTTCGTCTCTGCACTTGTATTGCCTTGTAGCCCTCCATAATAGCGGTAATCAAAACAAAGTGCAGGTTTTTTAAATGAAGTCCACGCCAATTCACCATCAGCAAAATTTGCAACAGGGTTCTGCTTATACCAAAATATAAAGCATTGCGTAGGTGGTAGCGGGAAATAGTTGCCGCCCCAAACAATTTGATTTTTGCTTACCCTAAATAATTGTTCCCAGTATTCATCTTGGGGCGTTTCTTTATCCCAATCTCCATTGTGGTATTTATTGGCTTTATAGCGGTTTCCGTTGCTATCCTTGTTTGTTCTGTTAAACGCCCCAAAGTTCAATCCATAAGGTGGGTCAACTATTGCCAAATCAAATTGTTTGTCCTCAAAAGTTTTCATTACCTCCACACAGTCGGCATTGAGCAACCGAATAGAAGGGCTGCTGCTAACATCGGTTTGCCGCAAGTGGGGGTGAAGTGGTATATTCATCATTTGTGCTACTATTAAAGTTTAGTGGTGGTTTGAACTTTTCGTCTCCGATTGCCCCACCAGCGGCAAGCCGTCAACGTTATGTACAATTTAATTTTTAAAAAATCCCTCCCCACTGTAATGCAAAAGCCTCTGCCATTCCTGGAAATGTTTTGCTTCTCAACGTTTGTCGTTCCTGTTTTGTTTTAGCTTGTGCCAAAGCATCTGCATACCATTTTGGATGAGATTTGCCCGAAGCAAAAACAGTCCTTTCTCCTTTACCTACAATTTCAGTAGGCAACAACAAAGGCAAATTTTTAAGCCATAAGCAAGTCGTTTTCGTTGCTTCATCCCCAAACATATATGGTTGCACAATTTGGTCAGGTTTTCGCCATCTACTGCTCAACAATCCAACAGGGTTTTCAATGGCTATATGTTCAATAGGTGCATTGTATAAGGCTTTTACAAACTCCACACTATCTAACATATCGTTTCTCCTATTCGGGTATTTCGGGTGCGGTCTGCGTTCCTCAAACGGTAAAGCCTTATCTTCGGGATGTGATAACCATTGAACACCACTCCCTGTTAAAAATGTGCATGGTGGATGTGCAACCATTAAATCCCAACCTTTATTTATTACCTCAAAAATATCGCACTGGTAATGCCATTCAGGATGCCCACCGCTACAAGGTAATAAATCGCACGAAAAAGCTTCGTGTCCTAATTTTCTAAACTCTTTTGTTGTTGCCTGGCTTTCTTCACAGGCTATTAAAATTCTTGCCATCGCTATTTTTTAAAAATTAAACTGATACATAACAACACATTGGCGGCATTAAAACGACCGCCAATCTGCAAACCGTTATATTCATAACCACTCACTCTTTATTACCTAAGTTTATATATATCCGTACCGAAGATACTAAAAATATAAGTATGCCGATCATTATGGCCTTGCCAGGATTCTCAGCTATTGCATTAAAAAAGTCTCCCATTTCGTAGTCTATTTCGTCAAGCATTTAATCCGTTCTTTGTATTCTTTTATTATCTCTTCCAGCTCTTCCCTGGTGTATTTCTTATCTCTAAACTTGTCTGATTTTTCCTCTAAGTTAAAAATAAAATCCATTCCATACCTCTTTATTAGTCCTTTTCTGTATTCAATTAGATTACCACTAAGAAAGCGATTACAGTGCCTACATTGACCGTGTACGTTATCCTCATCGAATATAAGACCTGAGTACTTTCCGGCTTCGTAATAATGCCCACCGTCGTTTATCTGACCACCACATGAAACACAGCCCCTGCCTTCATCTCTTAATCGTACCCACTTCTGAAAGACCCTTTTAGCAATAGCCTCAATATCTGATAGCTTTTGAAGGTTTCTCTTCATCTCTTTTATGCGCTTATCTACTTCTTTTTTAGATGTAAATTTAACATAACATTGATATGAACATATAGTCTGAAGTGAGTTCTTCTGGTTAAATGATTCACCGCATACTTTACACTTCTTTTGCTTAGGCATCTTTTAAATCGTATGCTATTTTTAATAAATGTTTGAATGAATAGGAATAGAACTCTACATCACCTTCTGCGCTAATACCATCTTTTTGCTTTTTTTTAACTGAACTTACACCATTGTAAATATTCTCGTCTTTTACAGGAAGGGTCATTTTATCAGTATATTTCATACTATGACTTATCCAATCTTCTAGTATTTTACGTGCTTCGTTATTGTCCATTTAATCCCTGTTTAATCCAACTTAGATGCGATCTAATAGCCTCTGTGGTGGTGTAGGCTGAATCTATTAACTTCCTTAACATATACATCTCTGGTACTTGTACGTGGGCTTCATTCTCTGCCCTTGATACTGAGTTACCATCTAAGATGAGACGTTGGATTATACCCTGGTATTTCTCATGTGCCTTTGCCCTCTCTCCTTCCAGATAATAAAGAGTAGGGGTTATTTGCTGTAAACATTCCACCATCCCATTCCCATCATCCGGTTTTAGCTCCCTGTATGACTTTATGTTCTGGGCTATGTGGTCTAAAGCTTTTTCTAAGTCAGTCATTATCTATAACGTATTTAACGCCATGTATCTCTTCTATCTTTCGGCATTTCTTAACCCCTTCATAACTCATGTTATTATCTTTTGCATACAAAGATATTGTTTTTAAGTTAAGATAATCACCGCTTAGTTTAAAAAGTTCAACCAAACTGTCATTGTCAAGCTCTCCGGCCTCAAACTTCCTGCAAACAAAGTCTATTAATTTATCCGTATTCTCCTGTATCTTAACCTTATCCATCTTGGTTGAATTTTTTAAAGTGTACCTATATGCTAGTTAGGTACAATATTTTTAAACCCTTCCCACCTAAATGAAACTATACTCAAAAATGTGAAAAATTCTATTTCGTTCTTCACCATCTATCAGTATTGAAACCATTCCAGCCTCAACATCTTTATATTGCCATATACCCGTAGCTCCTTCTTTTAAATCTTCATACCTTCCATTTCTATGTATTCGCACTTTTCTGCCAATATACATATCCCATTTTTCGTGAAAATAATTTTTTCCCATGTTTAAATTTTTTGTATATCCTTTTGTTGTTTTATCTATTGCCATCGCTTCTGTTTAAAAATACTGATACCTAACACAACCTATGCGCTATTTTCGTCATCGTCATCTAAAATGTTTAATCTCATTATAAACATTATTAGTTCTAATTTTATTTTATCTATTAAACAGCGCATAGCTCGATACCGTTAGCAGCAATAGGGCTGACCGTTTCCAATTTGACATTTGTGCAGGAAAATTTTAATAAAAACCGCCCACGCACATCAGTTTTTTCAAAACTGTAATGTTTGTTGTATTGCATCATAATTAGTTTTGTGGTTTGACCATATTGCCTCCGTTGTTTTAAACATTGCACCTTGCATATCTACCATTGGCTTAAATGGCAACCAATCAGCTTTAGTGTTTTCACATACTATTACTTGTCCATTTCTATCTTTACACCATTCAGCAAGTTTTGTAAAGTTAATATGTTTATTACTACACTTGTATTCGTGTCCACCAAATTGATAAGGTGGGTCTATAAACCAAGTTGCTTCTTCGTTTTCCAAATATTCATAACTTGCTTCCCTTATTTCCCAATGTTTGATTTTGTGCAGTTGTGTTGCAACATTGTTCAATTGTGTAACTATTCCATCTACTGCATAGCTACCTACAGTTTTTCTTAATCCAGTCGTTCCTTGTTGCACTATAAATCCTAAAAATATCTTTTCATCTTCACTTAAATCAAAGTTATCAAGCGTTTCGCCAAGTTTCAATATTGGCAGTTTTCTAATATCGTTTTCGCTACATTGTTGTAACCATTTCCAAGTCCTTACAATTATGTGGTATTTATCTACGAGCAAAACATCGTTCTGCCAGTATTTCAAACTATACCTTGCACTTCCAGCAAAAGGTTCAATTATCCTTTTATGCTTTGGCGGTGGGTAATAGTCCACTATTTTTGATTTGCTTCCGTAATAACTAAACATATTTTTTGCCTTCCCTTCGGTTTTTATTAAAATTTTCTTTCGTTCCCTGATTGAACTTTTGTGCTAAACATTCCCTACTGCTGCTAACACGGGTTTGGCAAAAGTGGGCAGAAACATTCTGCTAAATTTGAGCATCCTACTTGCCCACCTTCGCCAAGCCCGAAAACGTTATCGGAAATGATTTTACCCACCCACATCGACAATAGTAGGTTTAATCGGTTCACCGCCAACCGAAGCAAATAGAGATAGTTTTTTCGTTGGTTTACCATCCTCAACCATCCAAGCAATTGAACCGCAACAAGGCGTTGAACCTGTCCAGTTTTTCAATTGAGTTTTACATACGTTACATTCCACCCAAAAATCACTATCCGCTAACACATTATTTGCGTCAGTGGGGGTGTTGTTTTTCAAATCATCGTTTAGCATATAATTATATTTTAGTGTTTCAAATCAACTTTGGTGGTGTAACGCCCCACCGAACGCAAATAATCGGCACGTTATGTGCAAGGCTACCGACCGTCTTCGATTTGAAGAACCCGTTTGATTTCAGAAATTTTTTTATCCTCGCCATATTTTATTCCTCTTTCATATCCACTATGATAAACCATTCTAAATATTTCCTCAAAGCTATAAGGCTCATGTAAATTTACCTCACCTACATGTGGAACAAAAAACTTCTTTGGGTAAGCTGCATTACCAACATAAATTACCCCTATACTTTCTAAATCTTTTTTTGTCATCGTTTTCAAATTAAATTCAGTGCTGATAAACCGCCCAGCACATAACAGCGGTTTGGCAAAAGCTGCCATAAACATTGTGCGAACTTTGAGCATCCGTTAGGCAGTTATAAGCAATAAAATAAAATTGCCTACCCACTAGTAATTAACATATCTTCCATGTATTCTTTTACTCGTTCAATAAATTCCTTTACAGTTTCGTTTTCATCATACTCACCTAATATCAACCCAACTTTTGTTGTTGACTTGTTAGTGTCTTTTTCAATTACTATTTTTATTTCTCTTGTGTATTCCATTGCTAATTTTATTTTACAGCTTATAACAAAGGCTAAAAAGCAATTGCCACTAAGCGTGTTATTAAGCAGTATTTGTCAATAGGCAACTGCTTTTAGCCTCAACCGTTATAAGCAAATAAAACTTACACCAACGCACGTTCTAAACTTATATTCTTATACCACCAGCCTATTGCTTTTTCAAGCTTGTATCTATCCATGTAAGTCAAAGGCATATCTTGCCCTTCAATATCAATACTTACAACAGAAAGAAGTTTAGTGTTTCCAAAATTGTAAATCTTAATATTGCCTTTTTCAATACCTTTTCCGTTGCCATACTTTTTCCAAGTATCTTTTTCGTTGTAAATCTGTTTTAATAATTCATCTACAAATTTGCTCATCGCTTGTAAGTTTTATCAGCTTATAACAAAGGCTAAAAAGCAATTGCCACTAAGCGTGTTATTAAGCAGTATTTGTCAATAGGCAACTGCTTTTAGCCTCAACCGTTATAGGCAAATAAAAATTATTCAAGTGCATCTATAATCTCTTCCAAAATTAAATTACTCTGCCTTATATCATCCCACACATCATGCAATTCATCTTTCGAGTAAGTTGCATCATCTGCTCTTCGTAGTTTTTCATCCACAATTTTTAATTTTTCAAGCAATATCTTTCTAAAAAAGTCTTGCGATATTTCTATTTTCCCCATAATAATTTTTATTTGCGTTTAACAATGTATTGGTTCAATAAAGCCCTTTTTTTATTTGAAGTATTGGATGGGCTTTACTAAACCAATACTTACCGTTATGCGTAATGCAGACGATTAACCTCAAACTTATTTATGCTTTCATCTGGGTATTTTGGCGTATCTCCATATCTTGCTTCGTAAATAGATAGTGCTTTACCGTATGAATCTGCAACACCAATAACATTTCCGTTTATGTTATATACTACCCAAGCACTACGCACGACATCGGCTATGCGCAATTGCTCTTCGTATTTTTTTACGGTTTCTTTTGCTTTTAAGTAATCCTCTTTATTTATCATTTTGTTTAATTTTTAAGTTCGCAACTGCGTATAGCCTTAGTCGTTACCCACCTCTTTTCTTATCTATTAGCAGTCTTTCGATTTTACGCCATCTTTCCTTATCGAAGCTTTTAAAGGGCATATGTAAGCCTATAAACACAGCTAGTTTTATCTTAGTATCTATGTCTAGTTCTGGGAAAGTAGCCTCAAATTCCTCTACCGTTTCTACTCGTTTCATATCAAAAGGGGAGATCATCATTAGATTTATCCTCATTATTTACAGGTTCGTTCTTACTCTTACTCATGGCAGCGGAATAGAAGCTTTCAGCCATGTCTAAGATAAAGCCCTTATCGGAGCATTTAGAAGACCCACTAACAGCGTTACAGGCAGAGCTGATACATGACAGCATGGTTATAACGTTCGTGTCTTTAGGCTCGTATTTATGGGTATATCCACTTTGGTTAAACTGAGGCTTAACGGACTTGGCTTTTTTATACTCCTGTTGGTCATCAGAACCACCCGTTAATTCATAGGTTAGTTCGTCTCCGGTGTTTAGTTTTGCCTTCTTCCCGATGTTTAACTTGTCTCCGTTATCCATGATTAGATTGTGGTAGTAGGTTAAACCGTTCTGTCCATTGTACTCAGATACTTTCTTGATCTCTTTTACTTTGCTTGTTTTCATGTTTATTTATAGATTAAAATTAATGTACTTAGTGATGCTGTTAGTCCAACTATTGAAAGCCAAATATACAACTTTATTACTTCTCTGTCTAACTTTTCAATCTCTTTTTGTTGGTCTTCTATTACTTTTAACAATTCGTCTTTCATTAGTCTATTGATGGTTTAGTGTATGATGCGTGTGTTTTGGTTGCTATCAGAAAGTCAGAGGTTGTGGTTTCCATGCTTGTCATTAAATCCCTCAATTCTCTTTTAGCCTGTTCTAACTGTTTCATTAGCTCGTATTGCTCCTGTCCTTTTATTCCTGAATCTAGCAGCCGTTCACAATGGCCGACCTCCTGAGCCTTGATAAGTGTACAGGCTTCCAATTCATTTAACTTAGCTTCTAGGTACTTTCCAAAGCTGGACTGTTTACCCTTACTTACCTCTGTTAGGTGCTGTGTATAGTCTTTATGTTTCATGTCAGGAAATTATAGAATTTATCCATAATATTATTAAATGACTTAAGAGCTTCATCTTTATCGCATAACTCCATATTAAGAGTGGTAATGAATACTAATGGACAATTTGTTAGATTAACCTTTTGTTCCTTTTCATCAATAAACATACCTAAATTATTATCTTTAACAATAAGGTAATTATTATATTCATCTTTAAGGTAAGCCGGAGTAGTAACGATCTCCGATACTGGTAAGGTCATAGACCTGGTGATTTCGATTGTTTTCATTGTTTTAGTTTATAATAATATGATGGTCTGCCGTACATAGACGTTCCTTTAATGTCTGTCTTTTCTAATATGCCGGAGGTCTTTAGATTTGTTAGAGAACGTTTTACTGAAATCTCAGGAAACCCGACTATCTTAGATACATCGCTCCAAGTCATAGGAACGTTAAGTCTTTTGAATATAGATAGAATCTTATCCTGTTGTGAACAGGCCACAGCCTCAAAGCTCATTAATAGCTGTCCTGATTCCTGTGTGGTGTTGTGGTGGTTCATTTAATTGTTATTTTCGTCTAAGAATTGTTTGTATTGTTTATTCCTCAAGGCGTATATTGATTCTATTAGCCAAAACATAACCACATCATCATGTTCTATTGATGATTTTATCTCAATTGTCTTTCCGTTAATTGTAATATTAATATGAGGCAAAGACCTGTTATTAGCTTCTTCTTTATTTAGATTTTCCATTTTGTTTGTTTTTAAATTAATCACTTCACTTCTTTCTCAATAAATTTAATTAATGCCTTATGCTCAGATTCTAACATCCTGTATTCATAGTCCCATTCACGGGTCATTATGTTGTAGACTTTAATAGGTCTGAACATGGTAGTAATGTGAGATTCTGACTTGCCTATTATTTTGGCAAATTTTCTCTTACTCCCCCATACAGATAGACAGTTCTCTAAATGCTTCGCCTCTTCGGGGTTTATCTTTATTAATGCTTTCATGTTAGTATTCTATTGCCTCTTGTTTGTTAATAAAGAAATTTATACCCTGTCCACACTCAGTGAGAAAACAATCATTAAAAGCATCCGGCTTAACCATCTCGCCTACTTTATAAGTAGTGATCGCATTTTCATAGTTTTGATTTACTATTTCTGTATATTCACCATCTATCCATAACACTTTAGCAAATTCAGCCCTGCATTTCCTATGACCTACGGCGTGTACTCTCTTTGCATCTGATGGTATTAAGAGCTTAATTAATACACCATGAACTTTCTTCCATCCAATTATGTCTCCTTCTGGCAAAATGTTAAATAGATGTAGCGGGAATTTTTCTTTATCTATTTTAGCACCCCACAAGTTAGAACCCATCAAGTCAGCACCCCTCAAGTTAGCGTCCCTCAAGTTAGCACCCATCAAGTCAGCACCCCTCAAGTTAGCGTCCCTCAAGTTAGCACCCCTCAAGTTAGCGTCCCTCAAGTTAGCACCCATCAAGTCAGCACCCCTCAAGTTAGCGTCCCTCAAGTTAGCACCCATCAAGTTAGCGTCCCTCAAGTTAGCACCCATCAAGTTAGCGTCCCTCAAATAAGCATCCCTCAAGTTAGAACCCCACAAGTTAGAACCCATCAAGTCAGCACCCCTCAAGTTAGCTTTATTCCTAACAGCCTCTTCTATGGTTTCTTTAATGGTGTTGTTTTCTTTCTCGTACTCAAACAATATACCTCCTGTGTATCTGTTTTTTATTTTAATCTTAATTTTGCTCATTTTGTTTAATTTTATAGCACAAACTTACATAAACTTTTAATTCAAATTATAATTAAATTTGTTAAATATTACAACTTATTGATTTTCAGTATTAGAGTTTAACTCCACCCCTTCCTTAATAAGCGATTCAAAGAACCATTGTATCATGTATTTCTTTTGTTTGTGTTTCATTATAGCAAGGTCATCAAGACCCCTTTTAAACTGAAGGTCTATTAATTCAGCCTGTACCAAGTCACCGACGTTAATTAGCTTTTCCTTCTGTCTTTTAAGATCGTTGACAGTCTCGGACATTGACCTCTTAAATATGTTGATACGGGCTTCCTTATCCCAACAGATAGTCTTAATTACTTTGTCCTCCATGTTCTTATAGTCCCTCCCCCAATACTTACAAAAGGTGTCATAGTATGCGTAACTTAATTGTTCCATCTGTCCACTTTCTTTGTATCTTTTGAACAGATTAACACAACCTGTCCGCTCTTCTCTTTCCGGCAGAAACTTATGTTTAACAGGGTCGGGCTTTTCAACCTCTTCCAGGTACGCCAACCATGCTTTACTCCGTTCGGGAAGATTATAAAAGTGATTAACGAACTGATGGTAGGTTTTGCCACACATCCCAAAGAACTGCCCCGTCCCACCGTCTAGTCCTATCTTAAAGGCTTTCTGAAGCTCCGATAAGGTTAAGGTGGCTAGTTTACCTTTAAGTGTGTTATAAAGCTCTATTGACTGAAAATGCAGTATGTCATCGGCTTGTTTCTGTATCTGTTCGGGAGTGCCTTTAAAGTCCTTCATCCAGTTGGGAGAGGTATAGACAAAAGCCCTTGAGATTATTTCAGTGCATTTAGATTTAACATAGGTTTGGTCTAGGTCTTTGATTTGTTTCTGCCCTATTCTTAGCTGTGCGAACTCAGCCAGATTAGCAGGCATCCTTTCTAATGGTTGGTTTACTTGTAGTTGGTTCATATTCTCCTTTCTTTAAGAGTTGTTTTCATTATTTAATCTTCTTACCACATTATCATACGCATTAATAGTGCCTGAGATGTGATTGGTATATGTGGCTGGCTTAAATCGATTAGCGTTCCTTTTCCATGTGTTAAACCTTCTTTTGATGTCAAACACCTTTTCCTTCTCAAATCGCATCTTCCGGCCATTAATACTCTTTTCCGTCCAATATAGGCAAAAGTCTTCAATCATTCCTGAATCCTCTCCTATTAGCTTAATACTAGCTAAGTCATTAAATTCTTGTTCTGTCATTTTGTTTCTATTTTTATTTTATCCATATATTTATTTTATTTATAATTAATACAATACAAGGTTATTACTACTCATACCCCTATTTATGGCTGTAGAATAGTTTTAGTCAGCTAATGGTTTTATGTTACCCCTTCAAAATAAGAGACTACTTTAGTAGTAGATACACTTAATCTTAAATTTAAGCTCGGAAGACTTTTCTTTATTCACCTTCAAAGCAACCATAAAACACCCCTTACTTAATCCCTCAGTTAAGTCTGAGTATGAGTTTAAATGCCCGGTTGTAACCTTGAAAACATTGCCGGGAATGAGGCTTATTAACTGTGTGGTTAGGTTGAGGTTTTTTGCTTTACTAAGGCAATCGGTCAACCTGTTGAAACACCGAAAAATATTTGTAAATAAAAAACCCCTAAGATTCATAGCCGAGCGAAAGGCATCTGAATCAAAGGGGAATACTATTTTAAACTTCTTCAAGATTTCGCTCAACTTGGCATCAAAGTAACTACATTAATTCCTGACTACAAAATTAAGTTATTAACATAAATAGTTAGTATAATATGTTAATAGTTTATAATCAATTAAATAGGGTTAAATTGTTAAATTTGACAAAACAAAGGCAGATTGGACAATCATAGACTAGCTGAGCAGGTTTTTAGGAATGGTAAGTATATGCAATTATGCCTGAAATTAACTAATAACAAGGCACTTGCAGAGGACTTACATAGCGAATTTATCAAGGCTTTACTGGAAACTAAAGACCCTATTGAATATCGGGATAATATGTTTGTCGATGTTTATTGCGTGGGTATCATCCATAACATTTGGAACACTCGAAACAGGCATAAGAGATATGAGAATGGGCGTACCTCCCCTTTATTTCAATACTCATCGACTTATGAGATACCAGTCCAATATACTGAGGATGGGGAGTGTAGGGTGTTTGAGGAGATTTTCAGCCGACCAGAACCCGACTACGATATTAAGATTGACTACGAGTACAAAAGGGCTAAGGACTTTATAGACAGTGAATGTGAACACGATGATAAGAACCGAATGTATAAAGCCAGGATATTTAAATATGCTGTTTGTGAATCTAAGAACGTTTCAGAGTTCGCCAAAGCTTCAGACATTAATTACTATGCTATTAGAAAGGCGATAAAACAATTTAAAGAAAGGGCAGTTAAATTTTTAAAAGATGAATGAACTAATACTAATACCGATAGTTAGCTTTTGGTTTACCAACGTAACAGGAATACCACAAGCATTCAGGAGGGCTTTTCAGCTACGGGGATTAAAGCCTTTCGACTGTGTTAAGTGTCTATCCTTTTGGATGATGTTAGCCTATCAGATTTATATAGGCTTCACTCCTTATTCTTTGATGTGGTGTGCGCTGTCAAGTCTTGCCGGATACTTAATATATGTCCTATTTAAGAAACTAAACATCCCTATTAATGACTGACATAGAAGCTAAATATATACTGAATAAACACGCCTTGCTGTTTAACTTTGCTTTACAGAACAGAGAAGTACCGAGTGCTAATTCAGCCATTAATGAGATCGCCTCAGTAGTTAAACACTACGAACCTAATAGGAATATAGACATGACTTGCGGTTCTTGTTTGATGCGGTTAATGGAGGATGCCAACTCCATCAGGTTATCACTAAATGAAACATATAAAGAGACTAAAGAATATAAATTCCCTAAACAATGATAAATAATATAATTAATATAATTATTCCGGTAATAACACATCCTTCTCATCATGGAAGATTAGATAATAAAGACTTATTATCAATGCTAATCGTTTTTGTATCATTATCACTTCCAGGTACAGTATTGTATTTTATAAACAGAATCAGAAAAAAGTACTTTTTAGATATGTTTAGCGATATGTCAATGGTTTGTTTTTTTACTGTGTTGGGTATTACTGCTATAATTAGCTTAATGCTTTTTGTAAGATCAATTCTATGAACATACTATTAGTAAATAATCTTTGGAAGTCAGGTGAGAAAGCAATGGTCGGGGGGGTGGAATATCACCGAATGGCTAAACCAAATCAAGTCCTTAGAAGGCATTACCCTGAGTATGATTTGTTAATGACAAGCTGTGTGAGTGATGAGTTGCCACAGTTAAAGCAGACCGACTTAGTGATTTTCTCCCGTACCATCCATGAGGGTGCTGCGGAGCTTCTTAATGAGATGGGGATTCCTTTCGGCCTAGACTTGGACGATTGGTGGATATTACCTGAGAATCATATAGCCTATGAGGATTATATGAAGCACGACATACCCACTCACACACTACGATCAATACGCGAGGCTCATTTTATAATCTGTACCACCCCTATACTTGCCGAGAAGATTCAGCCAATAAACTCTAATGTTTTTGTGATTGAGAACGGCATCGACAGCGAAGACCCTATCTGGACACCCAATAAAGTGCCTAGTGATAGGGTTCGCTTTGGCTTTACACAAGGAAATTCTCACTACCATGATATTAAAAGTATCGCTAAGAGTGTAGTGGATTCCTTTAACGATATTGGATTCTATAAAAAGGCTCAGGTTGTTTTATGTGGGTTCGATGCCGAGGATAAGACATGGAAGAAAATGACCTACGAACAGGCCTATGAACTTATGCTAACTAATAATCATAAGTGCATTAAACACGAAAAAGACTACTTATTAAGTCTGGTTAGATTAGAACACCCAGACGGTACTAATATGCCTTATAGAAGGATATGGAGTTTAGATGTGGATTTATTCGGACAGGTGTATAATGAGTTTGATGTGTTGGTTGCCCCCCTATTAAATGGGGAGTTTAATAGGTGTAAGTCAGAGCTTAAAATGTTGGAGGCCGGATTCATGGACTGTGCGGTTATAGTAAATCACAATGAACCTTATACTTTATTGGCGAATGATGGGAATAGTTTTAATTTAAATAAAAATTCTTTTAGGGAAATAGCACGACTTATCATAAATAATCCTAACTTAGTAGCCGATAAAAAGGCACAGTTAAGATTAGATGTGGAGCGATATGACCTTAAACACTTAAACAAAAAGAGACACGAACTATATCAAAAATATAAGAAATAGTGTACGTCCTGACTTATTAAGTCGGTGCGGGAAGTTTATCCCAAGAAGGGCTGTAAATCCTCAGCGTGGGTGTTTGTTCATCACCCTGTTAACCCAGGTGCGTACACTTAATTAAATAATATGAGTAAAGGAGTATTAATTGGAATGGCTGTCTACTCGACAGAAGAAAACAAGAAAGACGAATGCTTACGCAGGACGTTAGCATCTTTAGATAGAACGGTAGACTTCACTAAGCATAAGTTAATGTTATCTGTTAATGCCTCCACTCAGGAGACTAAGGAGATACTTCACTATCATAGAGATATTATTAGTAAGGTGTTTTGGAATGATACCAACTTAGGAACAGCTGAGGCCATTAACTTAGTATGGAAGGAGAGGGAAGAGGGGCAGCATTGTATCAAATGCGACGATGATTGGACAGTTACCCAAGAGGGATGGGTGGACCTAATGGAAGAAGCCATTAATAGACTCCCTTCCATTGGAATAGTAGGTTTGAAAAGAAAAGATTGTTGGGAAAGACCTTATGAAACACACGAAGATAAGCACTCAGATTTAATTTATATCCCTCAGATAGCAGGTCAAAGATGCATCATAGTTGAACAATGCAGACATATCATGGGGACTTCTCAAATGTATAATTCTGCTCTATTGGATAAGATAGGATACCTTTTTCAGAACGGCGTGGTATACGGGCATGATGACGTTTTAGCCTCATGGAGAAGTCATGTGGCAGGATTTAAGAATGTGTTTATTCCTTACATTGAGATAGACCATATTGATCCGGGTGATACTCCTTATCAAGGTTGGAAAGAAAGAATCTCAGGTCCACAAGGATTGATTGTAAGGGACATTGTACATCAGTATCTTAGAGGTGAAAGAAGCGTTTATTATAACCCGTTTGAATGACAGGAATTTATAAAATAACATCTCCTACAGATAAGGTTTATATAGGTCAAAGCTATTTGATTGAAAAGAGATTTTATCAGTATAAGAAACTATACTGTAAGGACCAATATAGAATTTACAACTCATTAAAAAAGCATGGTCCTGATAATCATGACTTCTCTATTGTATGTGAAATGAATGATAATGTTCACCCCGTAGTTATTACTCAAATGGAGCAGTACTTTATGGATGCGTATTCAGCAATGGGGTATGAATTAATGAATTTAAAAGGTGCAGGACCTAAAGGCAAAGCTAGTGAAGAGACTAAAAAGAGAATGAGTGAGGTTGGAAAGTTAATTAAAAGAAAGCCTTATGTTAGAGTTTATACTGATGAGCAAAGAAAAGCCATGAGTGAAAGAGCTAAACTTCAGCATAAATTAAACCCAAGAGTTAAGAAGGAAAGGATTCTAAAATATAAAAAGAATGGCGTTTACGTATTTCCTGATGACATAAAAGCTAAATACAGAGAAGAAAGAATTGGTCCTAAGAATTACTTTTACGGTAAAAAGCACTCAGACGAAACTAAAAGGCTAATGGCTGAAAAAAGTAAAACTAACAAGCTAGGCACTAAAAACGGCAGAGCAAGGGCAATTTATCAATGCGATCTAAACGGGAATATCATTAAAGAATATGAAACTATTGTGAGTGCAGTTGCTGAAACAGGAATAAAAAGGACCACAATAAGTTCAGCATTAAATGGTCATGCTAAATCTGCTAAAGGCTTTATCTGGAAATATAAACTATGAAACTAAAAGTAATTACAACCGTATCTTCTATTGAGAACGAAGGTTTAAAGAAGTTAGAATACTCTCTGAAGCATTTTAACTACGATTACAAGATACTTCATAATCCATCAATCGGCTGGGATTGGGGAGGATGGGATAATATGTACAGATTTTTAAGGGATGAGGCCAAGACATTAGGATATACACATATCATTTATACGGATGGGTTCGACACCTTAGCACTAGGTAATCAGAAGGATGCAGAACAGGCACTAACTGAGGTGTTGGGGGAGGATTTAGACCGTATGGTTTATTCAGTAGAGAAACATTGGTTTCCGCATGAACAAGGATGGGAGGAGGCACACAGGGCTTTTAATGAGCTTCCGGCAGTTAAAGCCTTAACCCCTGATCATAGATGGAGATACGTTAACGGTGGTCAGTATGGGGGTAGTGTAGATGCTTTGATGTGGTGGTATGAGAACGCCCCTAAGCACCGTAATAATCAGGGGTGGGGGAATGAGTACTACGCCCTTCACAATCAGGGGAGATTAGTATTAGACTTTGATTGTAAGTTATTCCAAACCTTAAGCCATTCGGGGTCTAATCATGGAAGCCCTGAAGAGTTCGCTGTTTACAACAATAGACTAGTTAATAACCTGACAAGGACTAAGCCTGTGTTCGTTCATAATAACGGGATTAAAAACCCAACAGAGGCTCAGTTCATGTACGATATATTAGGAGTATGAATTGGGAGTTAGTCGCACTTTTATTGAATGATTTTTGGTTATTACAGGAAAAAGATTTATATTTGCAAAATAAAGATTATGAACGATTTATATATAATTTTTGGGAGGGTTGATGAATACACCATCATTCCAACTGATGTAATAAAGGACACTCTTTTATTTGAAATATACTTAAATTAGTATGAAGTACAAAGGTGTAAGTGAGATAAAGATGAGGCGATCTACAAATTCAAAGCCTAAGTTTCAGGCCACCTATAAGGGTAGAAGGTCTTATCATTCCACGCCTGAGGCAGCAGCCAAATGGTATGACATTCAGTTAATTAAAGCAGGTAAAGAGCCTATTAACATATTGAAAAGGAAATGAAACCAAAAGCACCTAAAAAGAAAGACACCAAGCCAAAGGCCAAGAGCGGGGTGGTTAAACAATCCCATTTACTGGAAGATCAATACAAGTCATTAGCTAGTGTTATAGCTGACCGTATAATTAAAGACCTAGACATTGATGGTACAATAATTAAAAGGAAGCCAGACTATTATCATAACGGATTACCAGTCTATCACTTATGAGCAACGATTACGAACATATAATATTTTAATTATCAAAAATAGAAAGTTTATAGAAACCCTAAAATCCTACGCTTGGGAATACATTGATGAGTGCGAAGCCAAAAGGAAAGAGCAACTATCAAATAAGGGGGATATTGTCAAAATATCTGAGCGTAAAATGCCAGTCTTAGAATATTTCTTAATGTATTGGATTCCAAAGAATTATAGTAAAAAGGGGACAATAGCAAGGAGTACCTATTATCGGTGGTTAAAATGGGAGAACTCTTTTAAGAAAAAGGCCGTTGATGAGATTTCTTCATTATTCGATGCCGTTCAGTTAGATGTGGTTGCAAACGAGGGAAAGGGGATTCCATACATTAAGCACAAGTTTGGATGGACCGAGAGGACCGAGAATAAGAATGAGAATAAGCATGAGGGTAAGATTGAGATAGTGGTGAAAGATACTGGCGTACCGTTGGCTAATAATGAGAAGGATATTAAATTGGATTAGTGTTTGAAACCTCGTCTTTATATCGGGAAACCCTCAATTCTAATGATGACATTATAGTCCATCAGGGGGGTTCTTCGTCCGGCAAAACCTATTCTATCCTTCAAGTCCTATTCACTAAATTAATAAGTGAACCTAATACTGTCATAACGGTAGTGGGGGAGTCAATCCCTAATTTAAAAGCCGGAGCTTTACGTGATGCCTTAGATATCTATAACAACTCCGATATCCTTAAATCTCAGATAGAAGACTATAACAGGACGGACAGGATATTCACAGCTCGTAACGGGTCTGTAATGGAGTTTAAGAGCTATGAAACGGCACAGGGGGCTAAGTCAGGTAAAAGGGATTACCTCTTTATTAACGAGGCTCAGGGCATTAAATACGAGGTATTCACCGAGCTATACATGAGGACCCGTAAACAGGTTTATATTGACTATAACCCGAATGCTGAGTTTTGGGTGCATGAACTAATACTAAAAGACCCAAGCTATAAGTCTAAGTTGTTTATAAGCGATCACCGTCATAATCCATTTGTGGCTCAAAAGATAAGGGATAAGATAGAGGGGTTAAGGTTTAAAGACATGGAGTTATTCAAAGTCTATGCCAGGGGGTTAACGGGTAAGATAGAGGGATTAGTATTTAGGAACTTTCATATAGTAGACGATATCCCCGTCGGTGCTGACTTTTTAGGTATAGGCTTAGACTGGGGGTTTACTAATGACCCAACCGCAGCCATCAAAGTATTTATGTCAGATGGGGAGCTTTGGTTAAAGGAACTGATCTATGAAACGGGGCTAACTAATTCAGACATAAGTTCTAAGCTAAATATATTGGGGGTAACCAGGCAGATGCAGATAGTAGCCGATTCAGCCGAACCAAAGAGCATAGAGGATTTGAGCCGGATGGGGTTTAGGATAGAGGGAGCTGAGAAAGGTCCGGATAGTGTAAGGGCATCAATAGACAAGTTAAAGGCTTACAAGATCAATATAACGAAGGATTCTGTTAACCTGTTAAAAGAGTTTAGGAACTATAAATGGGATGAGAAACACCCAGACAAGCCAGTTGACTATTTGAATCACGGCATAGATGCTGTCAGATATATAGCATTGAACGCACTAAATAAGAATAGGGGCAAATATTCTTTTATGTGACCCCAAACCTTCCCTAATTGATATATTAGGGTATGAAGGTAGCTAAAGGATGGCATCAGGTTACGGTAGCTCAATTTCAGGAGCTTTTACCCATTTACAAGAAAGTACAGACGGAAGAGGATTCTGTTAAATGGCTTAGTCTATGGGCTAATATCATAGCTATACTAGCAGACTGCCAGACTGAAGAGGTGGAGGCTTTATCCTTAGAAAAGGTAAATAAGATAGTTAAGTCCCTTTCATGGCTTAATGACAAACACCTTCCCCATCCTAAACGTAAATATCTGTTTATTAACGGAATGCTTTATAAGGCCACATCTGAGGCCAAGCAATTTAATACAGCTCAATACGTAGAATATAAGACCTTTTTAGGCAGGGGGAATGTTATTAGTGAAATGCACTATCTATTGGCTACTATCTATCATCCTGTTTTTGGGAAGAAAGACCATGACGAAAAAGCCAAGATGTTTTTAAGCGTCCCTGTCAGCAAGGTTTACCCGATGGTTTTTTTTTATGCCAACAGTTACAGGAACTCGATAAAGCGTATGGAGGAATATGGGAGAAGGGTCATGGCGGAGAAAATGAAGGAGGCGGACGAGGCCTTAATGCAGACCCTGAGGGAGATTTTAGAAGATATTGGGGATGGTACTGTGTCATCGACGAACTCACAGGAGGCGACCCGTTTAAAGAGGATGAAATATATGGATGGCCTGTAATCAGGTTTTTAAATAGAATAGCTTACATGAAGGAAAAGAACTTTATAATCAGTCAGCGTGGCAAAAGAGGAAATAGATAAAGAGGTGGATAAGTTCGCCAAGACATTGGCTGTCTTTATGAATCAGGAGCTTAATATCGCTTTAGAGAAGGGGAGCAAGGGTTCGGGGAATCCACAGGATGCCGACTTACACTTTACGTCTAATGTCATTTTAACACAGGGTGGTTATACTGTTCAGATCGTAGCCGTTGACTCATATGGAAACCCTGCTAACTATTGGGATTTTATAGACAAGGGGGTAGATGGAACTAAGAAGAAATACGGGTCTAAATACTCATATAAGAAACCAGGAGTAAAGGTTAAACCAATAGCTGATTGGATAGATAAGAACAGCATTGATGCTCAGAAGATAGTATTAGAGATGAGGATGAAAAGAAGGGGAGCTTTAAGTGATCTTCCAAAGAAAACACTAAGCGAGGTTAAGAAACAACTCTCGTATGCTGATGCTAAAAAAACCCTATCTAATATATGGGCTAAGACAATAGCTAGGGATGGACAAGAACCTAAGCCATATATAGATAACGCATTTAAGAGAATGGACATAGGGGGATTTGCTAAAAGGATGGCTACTTTACTAGGGAACTCTATAACAATAGACCTAAACCTTAATGATGAAAAAATTAATCTTAGTTTATAATGGCGGTAACTCTTAGGACTTCACCACAGGCATATACACCAGCTTTTAACCCTCAATGGTTTACAGCTACGTCTAACCAAACAGGCTCAGCAAACTTCAGATATAGGGTAGTTTTTACTGACCTCCTCACCTCTGAATCTGTTACTAAGGACATAGACCAGGACGAGAATGGGTGGTGTAAATTCGATGCCGGGGGATTCTCTGAGCAATATATCACTCAATTATGTCCTTCTAACTTGTTTGGATTTCAACAGAATACGGGTGCTTTAAGAAAGATTAGAGTAAATATAGGTGAGGTGTACGGCTCAACACCTACTTATTACGCAGGGTCTAATACTGACTATTATATCTGGAATGGTGCTTTAGATGACCTCGAGTTCCAAGATTACGACTATACAGACTACGTCTATGATAGGGGGAGTTCACGCCTTAGATTCTTAATGGGGGGTGCTTCTAGTGGCTACACTTATGGAAGTACGGCAGCAGCAGCAGCCTACATGAAACAAGACAAAACCTATCAAGACAGGTCTAATTATATCTATGCCTTAACAGCTCAGCCAGGCACTTATAATAACTTTGAAGAGATACAGATTGTAGGTTACGATGAGAGTGGAAATACTTTAAGCACTACTAATATAGGGAATCCCTATGCTTCGGGTGCAGGGTCTTATATAAACAAATATGTCTTTATTGACGTAGGATATGAGGGATTAGAGGGAATGCCAGCATGGCAGGTAGTTAGTGGTACTTATCCTATACCTGTTTCGACATTCGCTTATTACGACATAAGAGACGTTAACAACGGAGTTGGGGGTGGCGCTCAGTCTGCTCTAATCAAAAGAATATATGTAGAATGTGAGCCACGATACGACGTTATAGGGGTTCATTACTTGGGTAGACAGGGGCAATTCGATAATCAGATGTGCGCTAAACTATCATTAAGGACGATGAATAACGATAAGAAATTCTACTCAAAACTGCCTTACTATACGAGTGGGTACAACGTAGTGTACGATTATTCCTTTGCTAGTGAACAGACCTTAAGCTCTACGGCTAAGAACAGACTAACAGTTAACACAGATTGGTTAGAGGATTGGGAGGTAACCAAGTTAAAGGATGCGGTTAGTTCACCTATTGTTTACGCTGATTTAGGTGATGCCAATGGACTGATAGCTGTTAAGATGATAACCTCAACTTATGAGGAAAAGAAGAAATACAACTCACAACTGAGGTCTGTTTCTTTTGATTTGGAATATGCACATATTAATGTAAGGCAAAAAACGTGATAGGCTCAGAGTTAAAAATACTTAGCCCCGTTTCATCGGGCATGACTTCAGTAGGGATGATTAGTAACATTCCTATTAATATCACTATTGCCATAGCTGATGTAAGAGAGCCTGATAAGAGAAATTCGAGCTTTAGCAAGACTATAACCATACCGGGCACTCAGCAGGTAAACAGGTTATTTGAACATATATTCGATGTAACCACCGAGCTATCAGACTTCGACCCCAACCTAAAGACTAGGGTGGAGTATTATGTAAGGAGTGAAAAGATATTTGATGGAGACTTACAGCTACTAAGGATAAATAAAAAGGGAATTAGCCCTAACATAGAGATTAGTTACGAGTGTTCAATCATTGGAAGACTAGCTAAGGTTTTCTTAGAATTGGGTAACTCTCTATTGACCGACTTAGACTTTTCAGACCTAGACCATCCGTTTAGTGTAAGTTACTTGAATACGGCTAACCTTGCCAATAATCCTAATGGTACGGGGGTGGGGTATGTTTATCCCTGGATAGATTACGGAGTAACGGGTGGGAATAGTACTAATTGGTACTTAGAACACATGAAGCCTGCCATCTTTGAGAAGGAATATATAGACAGGATTTTTTCAGCAGCAGGAAAGACCTATACCTCTACTTTCTTAACATCTCAATACTACCTTAACATTATCATCCCAGACGTGAATGAGGGGCAGTTAAAGATGTCGGCCAGTCAGATTAACTCTTTATCTTTCTATGCCGGAAAGAGTGCCACTACTACTTATACGGTGAGTGGCTTGACGGTGTCTGGGTCTATTGGTACGGCTTCAGTCCCTAATTTTACTGTGGCTGCTCCTTTAAACTTTAACGATGACATCACCCCTCCTTTTTATGACGGTGGGGGTAACTATAACGCAGGTACTTATACCTTCACTACTCCTGTAGCCGGAAGCTATAAGATGACCGCACAGCTTAACTTTCAGGCTAGGGTTAACCTACCTTCGGGGGCTACTACTATGTCAATATTGAATGGTAGTTATACTTTTAAATGCGATCTGTACGATGCAACCTCATTTGCCGATGTGGCTACGGGTTCGGTGTCGGTAACTCCAAATAGTTCGGGATGGACTGACTTTGCTGTGACGGTATCCCTTCCCCCTTCTTATATTTTGGGTGGGCAACAGTTTTACATGGTATTGGAGGTGGATGATTCCAACTATATGGCTACTTCTTTTGGGGGTTCTCCAACGGGGTCATGGTCTGTAGATGTTAGATTACTTTCTACCTCATGGTTCTCAGGCACGTCGGGGGATAATTCCCTCCCTATGAATGCAGGGTATAATGTAGTAATGAACCAGACAATCCCTAAGAACATTAAACAGATAGACTTTTTAATGTCTGTATTGAAAAGGGAAAATCTATACATGGAGTTGGACGCTTCGGATCCTAACAACTATATTATAGAACAAAGGGAGGACTTTTACTTAGAGGATGCCTCAAACACTTTAGACTGGACTTCTAAATGGGATTATCAGAACGAAACACAGATAAACCCAATGGGAGAGCTGGATGCAAGGGAGTATATATTCTCTTACAAGAAAGACGGGGATAAGTTCAATAATATTTATTATAACACATTCGGTGAGGTATACGGACAGGAACAGATAAGGGTAGAAAATGACTTTATCAAGAATGTTAAAAAGAACGAGTTAATATTCGCTGCCACTCCTTTAGCCGGGAATCCTGCCAATAATATTGTAGCTCCTGTATTAGCGAAGGAAAGCGGAAGCGGTGTTGCTCCTTTGGGATGTGCTATTAGGTGTCTTTATTGGGGAGGTCTTAAGTCTTGCCAGCCTTATAACTTGTATTACCCTTTGTTTGGATATTCAGTAACAACTAGCTATTGGTATGCCGGACATTTGGATGACCCGTATAACCCTACGATAGATTTATTATTCGATAACCCTAAGATGTTGTTTTATACCTATCCTGGTATAGTTTACACAACTAATGGACTGTATTTAAGAAACTATCAGAAGTATATCGAGCAGATTACTGACAAGAACAGCAAGTTAGTAACTATGTGGATGTACTTAACCCCTTCAGATATCTCTAATTTCAGCTTTAGAAAAAGGATATGGATTCATGATTCTTACTATATAGTAAATAAGATAATGGACTACAACCCACAGGAGACAAGTCTTTGTAAGGTGGAGTTCTTAAGGTTGGCATTTGTTGATGACCCAGTAGCTGAGATAATTGAGATATGGGCAAATGGGGAGAGTGGTAGTGGAATAAGTTTTGGAATAGCTTTACCATCTGGTAATCCTAATTACAACTTTAGCAACGGGGATGGCTCGGTGTCGGGTAATAATAATCAGAACTTAGGTAATAATTCAGACATCATCGGAGGGAGTGGAAACTTTATAGGATAATGCCAGCGCAAAGAATACAATTATTAGGAAGTGTGGACTGTATCATTAGCGGTGCAGCCCATGACATCACAATGATAAGCTGTACAGGGGTGAGTGGTAATTCTACCATGTCAGGCCGTACTTATATTGAGAATGGAAGGGTATTAGGTAATAAATGGAATGAATTAAACTATTTAAACGCTTCTGCTTTAGCTCCTTTTACACTTGACGGGTCGGACGGAAGATACTATGAAGTAGATACAAGCTTGGGAGATTGTTATATGACATTTGATGCAACGGCATTAGAGGGTGAAATAGTTGAGTTGAATTTTCCAACAGAAGGGAATAATCTATACATATCCACAACCGATAACGCAGGAACATTTATCGGTGAGACATTGCCGTATACATTCACCCCTATTCAATGGGAAAGTTTGACTTTAGGATTTAAAGACGGAAACATTAAAATAATATGACTTATTTAAGAAACGTTGACATAAAAGCACAGGATTCTCCGAGCATTGACGCATTTAGCAGATGGAGAACATCAGAACCCGGTAATCGCTTAGACGTAGAATTTAACTATGACTTACAGGAAGAAATCATTGATGAGGTTTTAGGGGGAGCAGGAACGGCAACGCACTCAGCTAATGCCCGTCATGTGACTTTGGCAAATGTAGCAACAGGAACGGGGGACTATGCAGGACTTTATTCTTACGATATTCCGTATACTCCGGGTAACTCTCAGTTAATAGCAATCACAGGAGTATTAGATAAAACGGATATAGGAGGGGGAACTGCACAGATTTTTGTAAGGTCAAAGGTTAGCGGTTCAGTTGTGGAAAGCGTTACAGATCAATCTTCATGGGATTTCCCAAATAACGATGTGGATTGGGCATTCTCACAAATCTTAGAAATGGATTTCCAAAGTTTGAAGGTCGGAAGGATAAGATTTTATTTGAATAGAGGCGGAGTAATTTGTCCGCTGCATTATATTGAAAATGATAATGTAAGATCAACGGGTTATTGGCAAACTCCTAACCTTCCTGTATATTGGAGAATCTATAATGATGCGACCTATACTTATATGGAGATGGGGTACGGAAATACTGATAATGCTATTGGTATTCGTTATAAGATTGCAAAGAACGCAACGGCTACAATGACTGCCATCTGTGCAACGGTAAAGAGTGAGGGCGGTGCTGAATTATTTGATATTCCTGGATATAATCGGACCGCTGATATGGGAGTGACTACTAAGACGGTTGCTGCAAGTATTATTCCTTTAATTGCCATTAGACCGAGATCAACATTTAACTCAATAAAAAATCAGGCATTGGCTATTCCAATAGAATTTAGTATACAGACTGACAATCCGATTAAAGTAGTTTTAATACATGATTGCACTTTAACAGGCGCAAGTTGGGCAAACGTTGACACTGCTCAATCGGTAATGGAGTACGATATATCAGCAAGTTCTTATTCAAACGGCCATATAGTACATTCAGAGTACATCGCTACAAGTAAGAATACACAGAAAAGCGATAAAGGTATTTTGGGAAGAAATGTTTTATGGTATAGAAGGGGGACTGAATCAGGAATCTTATTACTTGCTGCGGTAAGAACCACAAGCACAAGCGCAGCGACGCTTGCATCAATAACATGGAGGGAAATTAGATAATGGCTAACATAGTAATAACAAGTACAAGGCATCATTTTAACGTAACGTTTAACGATTACGCTTCTGTCTTAGACCAAGTAAAGGGACTTTATCCTAAAACAAAAGTGAAATTTTATTTATTATCTGACAGGGTAGTAGCCATAGTTGAAGGAGAAAAAGAGTGGCCTGTTGTGTATACAGCGACAAGTGGATGCTTTATAATTGATTCGGTGAACGGAGCAACCCCATCAAGTAATTCTAATCTTTATGATTTGCTGTGTTCCGCTATTAGTGAATCTGAAACCCCAAAGGCATCTGCCAACGTTTCATGCGGAGCGACCACAACGGCCTTAGTATCTGCAAACCAAAAGAGAAAAGGACTGATACTAACTAATACAGGAAGCAATGCTATCTATTTAGGATTAAATGAAAGTGCGGTTGTAAGCAAAGGTATTTATTTAGCAAGTGGTGGATCATGGGTCATGGATGAGTTTAATTATACGAATGTCGCAATTAACGGAATAACCACAACTGGAAGTTCTAATGTTTCAATTCAAGAATTTGAGTAATGCCTATAAATAATCCTCCCGCAGCCGGACAAGGTTCAGGCGATATGCTTAGTTCAAACAACCTGAGCGATGTGGCGAACGTATCAACAGCCCGTACAAACTTAGGACTAAATACAACTGCCAATCAAACCGATTCAACCGATAAGAGGTTCATGACAGATGCACAGGAAGCTAAGTTAGACGCTATCTCAGGAACTAATACGGGGGATGAAAACACAGCCACAATTAAAACAAAGTTAGGTACAGCATCCACTTCTACAGATGGTTATTTAACATCTACGGATTGGACTACTTTTAATAATAAGCAATCAGCATTGACTAACCCTGTTACAGGAACAGGCACAAGCAATGAGATTACGTACATGACTGGAACAAGTACAATAGGGTCATTGAACACCTCAACATACCCATCACTGACAGAATTAAGCTATGTTAAGGGAGTTACAAGCGCAATCCAAACTCAGATAGATGGAAAACAGGCAACACTTACAAATGGGTACGGATTAACTGGAACTACGACTAAGGCTGTTAGTTTGTCTTATGCGTCTGCTTTTGCAACAGCAACCACTTCAATAAGCACAGCGACTTATGCAGATATTACAGGTTGCTCGGTTTCTTTGGCTGCTGGTACGTGGATTATTTTCGGTCATGTTGTAGCTGGTGCTGCTAACTTAATTATTCAGGGATTTGTTGCTATAACTGATGGAAGTAATAACGTAATAGCTGCAAGTGCTTTTTCAAGACCAGCATCTGGGACGGCATCACTTAACTCGCCTGTTGCTGTAAGTTGGTCGGCTATTGTTACACCAGCGTCAACAACAACTTACAAGTTAAGGGCAGCAAGGGGATTAACTACCCATACAAGTACATATACAGTATATGATGGAACTGGATATAATACAACCAACCATGCTACGGATAACTCAGACAAAGGAACAAGCATAATAGCAATAAGAATAGTATGATAGAATTAGAAAAACAATTAACAGAGGGATTTGAGGCTCTTTTGGCTTTGATGGAATTAACAAAACTAGACAATGGCAGAAAATAAGAATATAGCCGTAAACATAGACATTAATAGCAAGGGTGCGGAATCTGCAACCATGTCTTTAAAGTCTTTAAAAGAAGAGCTGAAAGCTGCAAGGTCAGCAGCCCTTAACGGAGATGGAGCAGCAGCCAAAAGGGTAGCTGAATTAACCGATAAGTTAGATGACCTTAAAGATGCTACTAAAACACTTCAAGGTTCGGGGGTAGAGAAGGTTTCTAATTCATTCGGCTTATTAGGTGAGGGTCTTAGGAACGCTGACTTTGATAAGATAAAGACAGGATTCAAAGGTATCGGTACGGCTATGGCTGCCATCCCTGTGTTCCTAGTTGCTGAAGGTATTTCTTATTTAATAGAGAACTGGAAAGAATTAAGCGAAGGGAAC